TTTATTCGTGGTAATGGTGCCCCAACTGCCATTAACGCGATCTTTACAGAGTACAACAACCCGACGATCTAATGCATCTTTTATTGGTGCGCTGTTCCAGGAGATTCGGAAATGTCGATTAACCTCGTCCGGGTTGTGCATCAGCAGCTGCTCGTTCGATCCATCCTTCTGGATAAGATCGATGTGAGTCAGAGCAACTTCGAGATGTACGCCCAACATCCGAAGCAGCAAATCTACGTTCCATACGTCAACCCTCTCGACACTTCTGTTAAGGGATATACGGACTTAGTGGAAACTGATGAAGTTCTCTTGGCTATGCAGCCAAAGGGGACTATCGGCGGTCTTTCTACCGCTGGACAAATCTCCTATTCGGTGATTTCGTCGAGCCTAATCGCTGCGCCGGTCGTGACTGTAGCGCACGATGTTGCAGGTTCGCTCACCTTGACGGGAACTACGTTCTTGTCCGTTTCTCCGGATGTGACGTACGCTACTCTCACCAATCTCTTGGGGGTCTCGCAGAAGATTCCTCAGAGTGCATTTACTTCGATCGGGGCTACTTCAATTGTCATCCCCAATGGTGTGGTGACTATTGGAGTCCCGACAGTTGGTTGGACCGTAGTGGTTCAGGCCAACTCTAAGCAGAGCAATTCACTCGCGCTCACCTGAGCGGACGATAGACCCTTTTTCAGCGTTTTGATGGCGAGGAGCTGAGGAGATCACGATGAAAGTAGGAATCGTTCGCGCGGATATCGGGCACATCTACCTGCAGGATGTCGAGAACTCCTCGCAACGGGATTTCTCCAGCCAGCCTTACGGGCAGTCGCGCTACTTCCATATGCCGACTGATGCGGAAATTCAAGCTCAGCTTAACCTGTACGCGTTCCTGACCCTTCAAGGAATCGATATGGGAGCGACGGCCAATACGACCGTAGCTAACGGCACCAAGCTCAACATCAAAGCTAGTGCTGCTGCCTCTTACACTCAGGTCGTGGTGACCTCTGGTGCAGCGGTGACGAAGACTCAGATCGTAAGTGATTTGAATGGCCAATTTGCGTTCTATGGACTCCCGTTTGTTGCTCGCATTTCGGGCACTAACCAGGTGACCATTGATACGACATTGGCAGGTGCAAATGCCTATATTGATCTCAGCGCTTCTAGTCCGTCTGCGGCGGCTCTTCAGACTGTTCTCGGCCTTAGCACTACGGCTGTGACACCCCTCGCTATGGCGACATTGAAGAATGCCGTCTATGTTGGTGTTACGGCCATCTCGGGTCAGACTGGCACAGCAGCTTCCATCTCTAACCCCAATGGGGTTACCGCGACGGTCACTGGTCTGACGGGCATGACGGCATCGGCTGTTGGTCAAGCTCTAACTATCTCGAGTTCAGCCTCACCTGGCAACAACGGGACCTTCTGGATCACTCAATTCCTCTCGGCAACGTCGGTTGTGATCGCTAATCCCGATGCCGCCACGGATTCGAGTGGTGCTGTTCACTGGGCGCAGTACACCTATGTGGGTGTGAATGTTGCCCCGGCCACCATCAATGCACTCTCCACATTTGCACTCTTGAGCCCCACGGCTCAGACGAACCTCGACAACGCGATTGCGAACATTATCGCGCCGTCTTTGGTTGAGACCGGGCAGGTTCTCCTTTCGTTCTTCTCCGGGAACCTCTCCAAGTACATCTCGCCGAATTTTCAGCCTGGTAATACGCGTTCCGGCCTTCCGGCTGGAGTGGCGGCTGCCATCGTTCACGATGATGGTATGACTCCGTTCACTATTTAGCGGCTTTCGAATATCGGTTCGGTATAGTTCTCATATGGGAACTCGCTGGACTATTTACTGCCACATTCATACTGAATCTGGTCGCCGTTACATCGGGCTTACGAAGCTCACAATGATGAAGCGTTGGAATCAACATGTTTCCAACGCTAAGGCCAAAAAGGGCAAGGGCTGCGCTCATTTTTGGGCTGCGATTCGTAAATATGGGAAACATGCATTTATTCATCGTATTCTTGCATATTGCGATGATTTGGAAACCGCTAATCTCGCAGAAGAATGCTGGATTGAATTTTATGATACAAGGAATCCCGAGAAGGGATTCAACCTCGCGAAGGGTGGTGCGCATATTCCTCATCCGATTCATCGGAATCCTTGGGATGACCCTGAATTCCGAGCTGCGCGATTAGCAGATCTTGATCGTGCAAATTCTAGTATTACATCTGCTGAAAGATCCCAAAGATCTCAATCTCTTTGGAATGATCCTGAATTCCGGCAGCAGGTTACTGCATCCAATCGAGAAGCGTATTCTGATCCCGCAGTTAAAAACCATGCAGCTTCTGCAATGAAAGAAGCTTTTGCTCGTCCTGAGAGTCGAGCAAAGAGATCTAAATCTTCATCTGCGATGTGGACTGATGAATATCGATCTAATAACGCGAAGTTGTGGGAAAATCCTAATTTTCGTGAGCGGTGTCAATCAGGTCTATTAACTGGTGCTAGTCTAAATAAGTTTAAGACTCATTGCTCCCGAGGTCATGAATACACTCCAGATAACACTTATGTTAATCCAAGAGGTTCTCGAGAATGTCGTGTTTGTTCTCGATTGAGAGGTTCTCGTAGCGCACGTTCGGCTCGTGCTATTCAAAGTCGTATTTGAAATGCCACTGGTAATGTTTTGCAGTCGACGCGAATACGAGATTTGGAAATCAGATGCCTGAAGACCTAGACCAGACGTACGAGACTCATGATATTTATCTGGCCGCATACTTTGCGATAGCTGGGTGTACATATTTGCGCAAACGCAAAGCTGGCTCTCGTGTCCACTTCGTTTTTACGAATGTCGGTGGGACGATGCAACAGATGCGTGAGGCGTTTTATTCAGGCCAAGCAAAAGTAGTCGCGAATCAATACGCGCAACAGATCCAACATTTCAAGCAATTGTGCTTTGAATAAATTAGTTAAGATAGTAATAAAAGAGATGATTTCTCGTTCGGGCGTCTGATCTTTTCAACTTGATCGTGGAATGGTTCACAGAAGTCCTCCAGGGCTTCATCATGATTAGTATGAAGGTTCTGCTGGAAGATTAGTCGCACGGCTTCTTGAATATGGTCAGCCTTGAGACCTTTTGGTGGACCACCTCTTTTAATATCATCGTGGATAGCTAATGTGGTCGCTTTGTCGACCATTGTTGCTACCATGGCTCCAGAAATCATATTGGCGAGCGTGAATTTTTCAGTCTTTCGAGTTTTGAGTGTGATTTCGTAGAGCACGTGCGACGGGCTCAAGAGACTTCGAGTCCCGAGTTCCACTAGTTTGTCCATGGGATCTCCGATAGTTGGAATTTTGGACAAACTCAAACGCATGATGGCTTCGACATCCTTTTGTTCAGGACGTGTAACCCGGACTTTGATGTCTACACGTCCCTCGCGTGTGACGGCTGGATCCAATGTATCGGGACGATTCGTAGCTAGTAGAATGACGCATTTTGCATCGTCGAGCCCGTCCATTTCGCTTAGAAATTGAGGGACAACCGTAGTCTCGGTTCCCATATTTAGGCGAGCATCTCGCTTCCCGAGCAAAGCGTCCGCTTCGTCGATGAACAAGACAGCTGGGTATTTATGTTTCTTGTAATGATTTCGAGTTCTCGAGAAGAGAGCTCGAATTTGCGCTTCAGTCATGCCGACGAATTTATCTAGAAGCTCCGGTCCTTTCACATAAATGAAGCCGGTTTCGGCAGCGGAACCTCCATGGATTTTGCTCATGGCTGTTGCAACTGCCTTCGCGAGCAAAGTCTTTCCGCATCCCGGAGGTCCATATAGCATAACGCCTCGAGCGGGTTTCTTTCCGTATGCCTTGTAGAGCTCTGCGTATTTGAAGGGCAGCTCTACGGCTTCTTGCAAATCTAGTTTGGCCTGATCTAGACCGCCAATATCATCCCATGAGATCCCTGTAGTCCCCGTGAAGGAGAATTTTGTGTCGTCTTTCCCGAGAGATTTAATGGCGACGGAACCAGTGCTATCAACTACAATGCGATCTCCTGCTTCCGGATCGGGGCTGAAGCCGTATCGAATGAGTTTGGCGTTTCCTTTGTAATCGATTTCGCAGAAGCCGCCTTTACCGTCTGTTCGGACGGTTGAAATCTCACCGAGAGATTCAGGATTCTCGACAATCCCAAGGATAGCCATATTTTCAGATAGACATTTGACCACAACTCCGGTCTTTAATTTCGAAGCCCAGCTAACACCTGGCTTTGGTACTTCAAGAATTGATCCTGATCCGGCAGCTAAAAGCACGAATCTATCGGTGACGCTCACAACCGTGGCGCGCGGACAGGGCGCAGTTTCCATATGCTCGAGAGATGCTCGCAAATCTGCAAGTTCTTCCTGGAGATGAGAATTATCTTGGCTCATTCTCCCGCCAAACCCTCTTCCTCCAAATCCGCCATCGAACCCATTAGTCATGGATAAATCATACCGACCAACCGCTTAAGACACTTATTTCTGACGTGGGTATGGGTCGACTCGTATCTGCAGGTGCCATCGTCTACGATCAGCTCGATTTTTACAACCCTCCGGGCGGGATTGTTCGGGCCACCGGTATCACTCTAGCTAATTTGGCGCCCAAGCTTTTTTATAACAATGTTCCCCAAGCTTGGCCATTTCAAGACGGAACACTGGTTCCAGATTCGTCCGTGGCTTCTGGAACGGTTTATTTCTATGAGTTGGCGGCACCCTGGCTGACTTATTATTCCGTTCGATTCTTCCCAGATCGAGTCGGTTATTGGCGTCTCATCTTCACCAACGTCGGCCTCGGGGTTGAACTCATCCGTGATTATGACGTGGTTCCTGCCGGAGCACTTGCATCTTCGGGGCCAAGCGGCGGTCTAAACGCCTCTTTTGTGAAGCAGTGAGTACATGGCGGCCTTTCTCATTCGAAGTGCGCTATCCAGAGGAGACCTCAGGCTCTACTTGAGTAATGACTCTGGCTATCCTCAAGATGCATTTGAGGTCCTCTGGACCGTGTTTGCTTCTGATGGAGTATTGACATCTGGTAAAAGATTACCAGCAATTCGAGCCAAAGTGGGTGAATACTATGCCCCTTGGTTTGCTAACGCGAAAAACGGAAATTATCGCATTGACTGGGAAGTTCGCCCAGAATCAGGGCTTCCTGCTCGCAGATTTACTGAACAGTTTTTCGTAGTCGATCCTTCGAGTTACGGCTGCCAGCCTCTCACTGAGGAAGCCATTCCTAAGCCGGGCGAGTTTACATATTTGTCCGGTTATACGACTCGACGTGGTGACCTGCCACTTTTCTTGAAAAACTCTGATGGCGTGCCGATCAACGCCTTTGCAGTTTTCTGGACAATTTATGATGCTGTGGGGCGGTGCGTTTCGCCCAAGACTTATGCAGTGAATGCATGTCTTGGTGAATACTATGCCGTATGGCATATCTCAGTTTGTAGTGGTGATTATCTTATCACTTGGGAATGGATGGCTTGCTCTGACTCGCCGCTCGAGTCGAGATCGATGCGCTTCTCAGTCATCAATCCTCCTAACCCTTACACACCACTTTTGCCTGTTCTGTGCGGCACGTCTTGCTTCGATCCGTGTTCTCGCGCTCCAGTAATTCTGGCGCCATTATTTCTTTCTAATTGTTCAGAACCTGAGCCTTGTGGTTGCGGGCCTACGTTTAATTCATACTCGCCGGCTCCATGTGGGCCTGTTATTCCTCCGATCCCTGTGCCACCAATTCCCCCAAGTGGTTCATGCTGTCCGTTTGAGATTCCACGGACCGTCCATCTGTTGACTCAAATCCTGCCGCCGAGTGGGAATGTCACCAGTCAACCGCCCTACATGATTCCACACGGGGTGCATCATGTGACTTTCTATATCACCTACACTCGTGGAGCTCCAGGGGGCTTCCCGACTTTCTATATCCTGTGGGGAAACGGTGTTGAAGAGACTCAGGAGACTCTTGTTGATTCTTGCATCACAATTTCTTCTCCATACTCCACTCAAAACATGTTTCTGCAAGATTTGGATGGTCCTGCGCCTCAAGACAATAATCCCATTAGTTTCATTCTTTACGTCACCATTCCCGGTGGGAGCACCACAGTCAGACTGATTGCCTCAGAGAAAGGAGTTCCTGGAGCACCAGGCACACTTGGTATCACTCTAACGGCTTCCAGCTGACTCATGATCGATAATCCTCGAGGAGCACCTTGTCGTTCTGGAGTGACCGGCGCTACAGGCCCTGAAGGCCCGCAAGGATCACCAGGGCCGACAGGTATTCAGGGCCCGACCGGAGTTGACGGGGTTACCGGTGCAACTGGACCTCAAGGAGCGACTGGACCTCAGGGTGCAACTGGAGTTGATGGAGTAACTGGTGCGACAGGACCGACTGGACCTCAAGGTTCAACTGGTCCTGAAGGTGCAACTGGTTCGCAAGGTGTTACGGGAGCTACGGGCCCCACTGGTCCGCAGGGAGCAACTGGAGCGACTGGACCTCAAGGTTCAACGGGCGCCGATGGTGTGACCGGTGTTACAGGAGCTCAAGGGGTCACTGGAGCTACTGGGCCACAAGGAAACACTGGGCCTCAGGGTTCAACAGGAGCTCAAGGAACGCAAGGTTCTCCTGGTCCAGTTGGACCTCAAGGATCTCCGGGAGTTACCGGCGCTACTGGCCCGCAAGGTGTGACGGGTGCTACAGGCCCTACTGGTCCGCAAGGAGTAACCGGTTCTATTGGAGAGACTGGTCCAACTGGACCTCAAGGAGCGACGGGCCTTCAAGGCGTTACGGGTGCGACTGGACCCACAGGCCCCGCTGGTGCAACTGGTCCTGAAGGTGCAACTGGTCCTGAAGGGACGCAAGGATCGCCTGGAGTTACCGGTGCTACTGGTCCAACTGGACCCACGGGTCCTCCGGGGCCACAAGGTATCCAAGGGACTCCTGGCCCCCGAGGCGCCACAGGACTACCAGGCCCTCAAGGCAACCCTGGAGTAACAGGCGCAACTGGTCCTCAAGGCGCAACTGGTCCGCAAGGAGTCACTGGAGCTACGGGTGCCCAAGGAAGCCCCGGAACGACCGGACCGCAGGGTTCTCCTGGTGTTACTGGCCCACAGGGCGCGACGGGACTTCAGGGCGCGACGGGTGTCACCGGAGTGACCGGACCAACAGGTCCACAAGGTGCGACTGGTCCACAAGGTGCGACCGGACTTCAAGGTGTAACGGGCGCAACTGGACCCACGGGTCCTCAGGGCGCAACTGGACCCACGGGGGCGACCGGGCCGCAAGGCGCGACTGGACCCACTGGTGCTACGGGACCGCAAGGTCCAACTGGTCCACAAGGATCTCCCGGAGTTACAGGCGCGACCGGTCCTCAAGGAGTTACAGGCGCGACCGGTCCAATAGGCGCTACGGGACCGCAAGGATCGACGGGACCGCAAGGAATCACTGGTTCAACTGGTCCTACTGGTCCTCAAGGCACACAGGGCACACAAGGATCACCTGGTGTTACTGGACCAACTGGACCGCAAGGTACACAGGGTTCCCCGGGAGTAACTGGTGCAACCGGACCTACTGGGCCACAAGGCGTTACTGGTCCAACTGGTCCTCAAGGAGCGACTGGCCCACAAGGAGTTACTGGTGCAACCGGTCCAACTGGGCCGCAGGGTGCTACTGGGCCGCAAGGTGCTACGGGTCCACAAGGGATTACAGGCGCTACCGGGCCAACTGGCCCGACCGGTCCACAAGGAGCCACAGGTCCACAAGGCGCTACTGGTGCAGATGGAGTAACTGGCGCAACAGGCCCTACGGGTGCGACAGGTCCTACTGGTCCACCCGGACCGCAAGGTATTCAAGGTACGCCAGGTCCTCGAGGAGCTACTGGACTTCCAGGTCCTCAAGGCCCGACCGGTGCTCAAGGCCCGACCGGTGCGAATGGAGCTGATGGAGTTACTGGTGCAACTGGACCGCAAGGATCTCCTGGTCCGACTGGAGCACAAGGAACACAGGGCTCTCCTGGAGCAACTGGAGTCACAGGAGCTACTGGCCCCCAAGGAACGCAAGGATCACCTGGCACGACTGGTCCACAAGGATCGCCCGGTGTTACCGGAGCCACTGGTCCTCAAGGTGTTACCGGAGCCACTGGTCCAACAGGAGCTACGGGTCCGCAAGGCAGCCCAGGTGTAACGGGCGCGACTGGACCCCAAGGTGCAACTGGAATTGATGGAGTAACTGGTGTCACTGGACCCCAAGGCGCGACAGGTCCTCAAGGCACACAAGGATCTCCTGGAGCTACTGGCGCGACTGGCCCACAAGGTGCAACCGGTGCTACTGGACCTACAGGCTCACAGGGAGCAACTGGTGCCGATGGTGTTACTGGAGTAACTGGACCTACCGGTCCTCAAGGGGCGACAGGTTCAAACGGTGTAACGGGGGCTACAGGTCCTCAAGGATCACCAGGGGTAACTGGCGCAACTGGGCCACAAGGTGCTACTGGTGTCGATGGTGTAACTGGTTCAACTGGACCCCAAGGGGCCACTGGTGTCGATGGAGTAACTGGAGCAACTGGTGCAGATGGAGTAACTGGTGCAACCGGACCTACGGGCCCACAAGGTGCAACCGGGGTTGATGGAGTAACTGGTGCAACTGGACCACAAGGCACTCAAGGTTCACCTGGAATCACCGGAGCAACTGGTGCAGATGGAGCAACTGGTGCAGACGGAGTAACTGGTGCCACTGGACCCCAAGGCGCAACTGGCGCAACTGGCCCACAGGGATCTCCGGGTGTCACAGGTGCTACTGGAGCAGATGGAGTTACCGGAGCTACAGGACCACAAGGTACACAGGGATCACCTGGAATTACTGGAGCCACAGGACCTCAAGGAGCAACTGGAATTGATGGTGCCACCGGGGCCACAGGACCGACAGGTCCACAAGGTCCGACTGGTGCAGACGGAGTAACAGGCGCTACGGGTCCGCAAGGCGCAACAGGTCCTCAAGGTAGTCCCGGAGTCACAGGAGCAACCGGGCCTGATGGAGTTACTGGAGCCACAGGACCAACTGGACCGCAAGGTGCAACTGGAACTGATGGAGTAACAGGGGCTACAGGTCCTGACGGAGCCACAGGGGCTGATGGAGTAACTGGTGCCACTGGGCCACAAGGTGCAACAGGTGCAGATGGAGTAACTGGAGCAACTGGTGCGGATGGGGCTACGGGTCCACAGGGATCTCCTGGTGTCACAGGATTCACTGGACCTCAAGGAGCGACAGGCCCCACTGGTCCCCAAGGCACACAAGGCTCTCCTGGCATTACTGGAGCGACTGGTCCACAAGGTGCGACTGGAGCTGATGGAACTACTGGTGCAACTGGCCCTACAGGTCCTCAGGGAGCTACTGGTGCAGATGGAGTAACCGGAGCAACCGGACCTACCGGTCCGCAGGGATCTACTGGTCCACAGGGGTCACCAGGTGTCACTGGAGCGACTGGTCCTCAAGGTGCAACGGGAGTTGATGGAGTAACTGGAGCAACCGGACCGACTGGTCCGCAAGGCGCAACTGGTGCGGATGGTGTCACAGGGGCCACGGGTCCAACAGGACCACAGGGAGCTACGGGTTCACAAGGAGCAACTGGTTCTGACGGTGTTACCGGAGCAACTGGTCCACAAGGTAGTCCCGGAATTACTGGTGCCACAGGTCCAACTGGTCCACAGGGGACGCAAGGTTCTCCCGGGGTAACAGGTGCAACTGGTGCAGACGGAGTAACAGGCGCGACAGGCCCTACCGGTCCTCAGGGATCACCAGGCATTACGGGAGCAACTGGTCCTCAGGGTGCTACTGGTGCAGACGGAGTAACTGGTGCCACAGGTCCACAGGGCACTCAAGGATCACCTGGTGTTACTGGAGCAACAGGCCCTACGGGTCCTCAGGGATCACCAGGAGTCACTGGAGTTACTGGAGCGGATGGAGTTACTGGAGCGACTGGTCCGCAAGGCGTTACCGGAGCAACTGGTCCTACTGGCCCTCAGGGCGCAACTGGAGCTGATGGAGTAACAGGTGCCACAGGGCCGACCGGACCGCAAGGTACTCAGGGATCACCTGGTGTAACTGGTGCGACCGGACCTCAAGGCGCCACTGGATCTGATGGAGTTACAGGAGCCACTGGTCCACAGGGTGCAACTGGTGCCGATGGCGCGACCGGTGCTACTGGGCCCACCGGTCCACAGGGTACTCAAGGATCCCCGGGCGTCACAGGTGCGACGGGACCTCAGGGTGCAACTGGTGCAGACGGAGTTACAGGAGCTACTGGTCCGACTGGTCCTCAAGGCACTCAGGGATCACCTGGAATAACAGGCGCGACGGGGCCTACTGGTCCTCAAGGATCGCCTGGTGTCACTGGTGCGACTGGTCCTGATGGAGCAACTGGCCCTCAGGGCAGTCCGGGTACCACTGGTGCAACCGGGCCTACCGGTCCACAAGGAACACAAGGAACACAAGGTTCGCCTGGGATTACAGGAGCGACTGGAGCTCAAGGCGCTACAGGTGCGGATGGTGTCACCGGAGCGACAGGTCCAACTGGTCCTCAAGGAGCCACAGGTCCTCAAGGAACACAGGGATCTCCTGGAGTAACTGGTGCCACTGGCCCGACTGGTCCACAAGGATCTCCCGGAGTAACAGGCGCGACAGGAGCTGATGGAGTTACTGGTGCAACCGGACCCACTGGTCCTCAAGGTGCAACCGGACCTCAGGGCACACAAGGCTCGCCTGGTGTTACTGGATTGACCGGCGCCACGGGTCCACAAGGTAGCCCGGGTGTTACTGGTGCCACAGGCCCGCAAGGAGCTACTGGTGTAGATGGCGTCACAGGTGCAACTGGTCCACAAGGATCCCCAGGTGTCACGGGCGCAACCGGCCCGACAGGACCACAAGGCACGCAAGGATCTCCTGGAGTAACAGGTTTCACTGGACCGCAAGGCACCCAGGGATCGCCAGGCGTTACTGGAGCAACTGGAGCTGACGGAGTTACCGGTGCAACTGGTCCTACTGGGCCACAAGGTGCAACTGGACCGCAAGGCACTCAAGGATCACCAGGCATCACGGGAGTAACAGGAGCCACCGGTCCTCAGGGATCACCTGGAGTAACGGGCGCGACTGGTCCTCAAGGTACACAAGGATCACCGGGTGTTACTGGTGTTACTGGACCAACTGGCCCTCAAGGATCACCAGGAGTTACTGGTGCAACTGGATCACAAGGCGCCACAGGTGCCACCGGACCTACCGGTCCTCAAGGATCGACAGGACCGCAAGGAACACAGGGATCTCCGGGGGTTACTGGAACTACTGGAGCTACGGGCCCCACTGGTCCGCAAGGAGCCACAGGTCCCCAAGGAACGCAGGGTTCCCCCGGAATCACCGGAGTTACAGGCGCAACAGGACCAACAGGTCCTCAAGGAACGCAGGGATCTCCCGGAGTCACAGGCGCAACAGGTCCAACCGGTCCCCAGGGCACGCAAGGATCTCCGGGTGTCACGGGTGCGACCGGTCCTCAAGGATCACCTGGAGTAACAGGAGCGACTGGACCACAAGGCGTCACAGGTTCCACTGGTCCTCAAGGAACGCAAGGGTCTCCTGGTGTCACCGGTCTCACGGGTGCAACCGGGCCCACTGGTCCTCAAGGTGCAACTGGACCACAAGGAAGTCCCGGAGTTACAGGCGCGACCGGCCCAACGGGTCCGCAAGGTTCGACGGGACCGCAAGGATCTCCAGGAGTCACCGGAGTAACAGGTCCACAGGGTACCCAAGGTTCTCCTGGAGTTACTGGTGCGACCGGACCACAAGGTGCGACCGGATTTACAGGACCGCAGGGAACCCAGGGCTCACCCGGTGTCACCGGGGCCACTGGACCGACTGGTCCGCAAGGGATTACAGGTGCAACTGGTCCGCAAGGGATTACAGGTGCAACTGGTCCGCAAGGGATTACAGGTGCAACCGGTCCTCAAGGCACGCAGGGATCGCCAGGTGTCACCGGTCTGACAGGTGCGACTGGACCGCAAGGATCGCCCGGTGTCACGGGTGCGACTGGTCCTACAGGTCCTCAGGGCTCTCCTGGAGCCACAGGTGCAACCGGGCCCACCGGACCTCAAGGCACACAAGGCTCGCCTGGTGTTACTGGCCTAACTGGAGCGACTGGACCGACTGGTCCGCAAGGTCCAACTGGTCCGCAAGGCACCCAAGGTTCTCCAGGTGTTACCGGAGCCACCGGACCTACGGGACCGCAAGGGACAACTGGTGCTACAGGTCCTCAAGGAACGCAGGGTAGTCCTGGTGTCACCGGAGTCACTGGTGCGACTGGCCCCCAAGGAACACAAGGATCTCCTGGTGTCACGGGTTCTACCGGCCCACAAGGCGCAACTGGAGCCACAGGCCCAACTGGTCCTCAAGGAGCAACTGGACCACAAGGAACACAGGGTTCCCCAGGAGTCACAGGACTAACTGGATCTACAGGACCACAAGGCACACAGGGATCTCCCGGAGTTACAGGCGCGACGGGCCCCCAGGGTGCAACCGGTGCTACTGGACCTACAGGACCACAGGGAGCAACTGGTCCTCAAGGTTCACAAGGATCGCCCGGGGTCACTGGTGTCACCGGAGCGACAGGGCCACAAGGATCCCCTGGAGCCACCGGAGCCACCGGACCTACTGGTCCTCAGGGAGCAACAGGACCGCAGGGCACTCAAGGATCGCCCGGAGTTACTGGTGTAACTGGTCCGCAAGGTACGCAAGGCAGTCCAGGTATCACTGGACCCACCGGACCGACTGGACCAGTTGGAGCAACAGGACCACAAGGCACCCAAGGTTCTCCAGGTGTTACTGGAGTCACGGGAGCGACCGGACCACAGGGAGCAACAGGACCGCAGGGCACTCAAGGTTCCCCTGGAATCACCGGAGTTACTGGCGCGACAGGTCCTCAGGGAACCCAGGGATCACCGGGTGTTACTGGTGCGACCGGGCCTACAGGTCCGCAGGGTGCAACCGGGCCCACCGGACCGCAAGGTGCAACTGGTCCACAAGGAACACAAGGATCGCCAGGTGTTACTGGTCTGACAGGCGCGACCGGTCCAACGGGTCCGCAAGGCGCTACAGGACCTCAAGGCGCACAAGGATCGCCTGGAATAACTGGTGTCACGGGTGCGACTGGCCCGACTGGACCGCAAGGATCGCCCGGTGTTACTGGTGCGACTGGACCAACTGGTCCTCAGGGAGCAACAGGACCTCAAGGGACGCAAGGCTCTCCAGGAGTTACTGGAGTCACTGGATCTACAGGGCCACAAGGCACTCAAGGATCTCCTGGCGTCACGGGTGTCACGGGTGTCACAGGTCCAACTGGGCCGCAAGGTGCTACTGGTCCTCAAGGAACACAAGGATCACCCGGAGTAACTGGTGCAACTGGTCCTACGGGCCCGCAAGGAGCGACCGGGTTTACAGGGCCACAAGGTTCGCCTGGTGTTACCGGTCTGACTGGAGCAACTGGGCCTACTGGTCCTCAAGGAACGCAAGGTTCACCTGGAGTAACTGGATTTACTGGTGCAACCGGACCACAAGGTAGCCCGGGTGTCACTGGAGCGACTGGTCCAACTGGTCCAACTGGACCACAAGGTAGCCCTGGAGTTACAGGTGCCACCGGTCCTCAAGGGGCTACAGGAGTTCAAGGCACACAAGGATCGCCCGGGGTAACAGGTGCAACTGGACCAACTGGACCTCAAGGTTCACCGGGCGTCACCGGAGTTACTGGAGCCACAGGTCCAACTGGTCCTAAGGGTTCAACGGGTCCTCAGGGAACTCAAGGCACGCAAGGATCACCTGGTGTTACCGGCGCCACTGGACCCACGGGGCCACAAGGCGCTACCGGTCCTCAAGGAACACAGGGCTCTCCGGGAGTTACTGGAGTCACGGGAGCAACTGGTCCTCAGGGAACACAAGGATCACCAGGTGTTACCGGTCCACAAGGATCTCCAGGAGTAACTGGTGCGACCGGACCAACAGGACCGCAAGGAGCCACAGGTCCTCAAGGCACTCAAGGGTCGCCAGGCATCACCGGAGTTACTGGTTCACAAGGTGCGACTGGACCCACAGGTCCACAGGGCACTCAGGGTTCGCCAGGAGTCACAGGTGCAACGGGTCCGATTGGTCCAGCCGGTGCGACTGGTCCGCAAGGAACACAGGGATCTCCAGGGGTCACAGGACTAACTGGGGCTACGGGACCGCAAGGATCGACGGGACCGCAAGGAATCACTGGTTCAACTGGTCCTACGGGCCCGCAAGGCACACAGGGCACACAAGGATCACCTGGTGTTACTGGACCAACTGGACCGCAAGGTACACAGGGTTCCCCGGGAGTAACTGGTGCAACCGGACCTACTGGGCCACAAGGTGCCATGGGTCCACAAGGATCACCAGGTGTCACTGGAGCGACTGGACCCACTGGTGCTCGTGGAGTCACTGGAGCGACTGGACCCCAAGGAACACAAGGATCTCCTGGAGTTACTGGAGTCACCGGTCCTCAAGGTGCTACCGGAGTAACTGGTGCCCGCGGTGCTACAGGTCCTTTTGGTGGTCCTCAAGGCACACAAGGATCTCCTGGAGCTACTGGCGCGACCGGACCTCAAGGTACACAAGGCTCGCCTGGTGTTACTGGTGCCACCGGACCTACCGGGCCTCGAGGTTCAACGGGAGTGACCGGACCTCAAGGAACACAAGGATCTCCGGGGGTTACTGGAGCAACTGGTCCGCAAGGTGCAACTGGTCCGTCATATTTTAATGACGTTCTGCTTGCATGTAACGACCCAGTTTGGGTTACAAATAACTATGCTGCAACTTATACCGGCAACAAACTTACTCGAGAAACCTGGACGAATGCTTCAACTGGAAATCTGATTAAATCCATTGACTACACATACACAGGTAATAAGCTCACGCAAGAAGTCCGAAAGATTTACGATTCTACTGGAACAATCGTGATTGGAGAAGTGACTATCGTTTACACATATACTGGTAATACACTCACGTCCTACACTGAAACTAGGAATATTTGATGACTGCCGTTGTTCTAGCCGCTCCTGGACCGATCTTTCATGATCCGAATCAACAGTCGGTTCAATCGAACGCGACTATTACTGCGAGCGGCTCAAATGTTTTTACAGGTTACGGAGCTGCGGAGGTCAGTCTTTTCATCAATGTTAAAGCTGCTCCGACTGGCACACTTCCGACTCTTCAATATACGATTCAAGAAGTTGATCCGGGGGATGGTGCGACTGTAATCGGGACTTCAGTTTCGAGCACAGTCATTAATGCTATTGGTATTCAACGGATTACTCTTCTCTCGAGTTATGGTGGATCTATTAAAGTAAGTTGGACTATTGGTGGCTCGGCTACTCCAACTTTTACTCAAGTATACGCAACTTTGACGGCTAAAGTAGCCACCACTCTTTTGACAGATGGAGTGAATGGACCAGCAGCTGTTAAAGCTGCAAGCACTCCAGCTGCGTCTACTGATCAAGCCCTTGTGGTGGCACTTTCACCTGGTTCTCCTACACCTGGGGTTGCAGATGTTACCGCGACAGGAGCCTTAGGAGCTCTCAATGCTGCGGTATCTCTTACGCATCCCGGTCTTTTGACAGTCGGTTTCCAACTTGCGGCTGGAACTCTCATTGGAACGATTGTCCCTGAAGTTTCTTTCGATGGTGGAACCACATGGAGTTCGACTTATTTCGATACTCCAACTACTGGGAAAGTTTCTTCTATCGTATTTAGTTCTGCCAACGCCGCAACTAGTGCAACTATCGTTGGAGTAGGTGGTTCAAATATCACACGTGTTCGCGTTTCTGCTTATACGTCCGGAACAGCAAATATTACCGTTAGAGCTACTACACGCACCGATCCATCTACCTTATTTGACGGACCGACTAACGGTGCCATGCCTCCATCCACTGCTTTGGTTGGAGGTTCTTATAATGGAACTACACTCATTGCAGTAGCGGTTGACTCTCAAGGGAGACTTATTACATCTCCTGCTTCTTCATTGGCTGCTCTTGCCGGTTTTGCTAATGGTTTTGCTGCACTAACTACTAATACGAAAAATTTCGTTGGTTCCACTGCTTACAATGAGCAAACTACTGGAGCTCAAAGAAGCGTTAGTTCTACTAGTGCTGCTGACACAGGCGCTGGTACAGGGGCTCAAAAAGTTACGATTGTGTGGTTTGATTCTACGGGTGCAGGTCCAAATAGTGAAACTATTACTCTTAATGGAACTACAGCTGTAAACACAGTTAGCACTACTATGTGCTATATTGAGAGTATCACTGTCTCTCAAGTTGGTAGTGGAGCTTCTAACGCTGGAACCATTACTTTATGGACGGCCACAGCTGGTGGAGGAACTGCTATTGGAACTATTGCGATTGGTGCTAATCAAACTTTTTGGTGTCATCATTATGTTCCAACGGGTGATACTTGTTATATTACTGGGTTGGTGGCAGGAGCTAATGATAATGCTGGTGCATCGTTCTTCTGTACATCTAGATCTATTGGAGTTACAGGAGCCGTAGAAGTCCAAATTTCAGATTTTGTACGAAATGGTGGAGGCGGTAATGCATCTCAACCTTCTTTCTTGAGGACTTATGGCACGCCTCTTCAAGTGACCGGTCCGTCTAGAATTAATGGATATGTGACTCCTGATCAAGCTACAACATCCACTTATTGGCTATCTTTTGATTTCTATCAAGAGAGTTGAGGAAGTATGTCCGTAGCATTTGGCAGCGGTTTTACCGTAATTTCATCGACTTGGACCAATTTCTTATCTGTTGTTACGTCGAAAAAGTTATTGATGCAATATACAGATGACAGCACGATCACAACTGTCTTCGCTTTTGACGGGCCAATTGTTTACTCAGCCATTATGTGGGACGGAACAGTTCCTGATGGTGTCATTGCGGGCGGATACTCTCAAACTCAAAACAATTCCGATTTGAGTACTTTCCAGACTACTTATCAGTCATCAGCCAATGCTCGAATTCAAAGAACGGATCAGTTTGGGAATCCTATTGAAACACCGTTTCAAAACGCTGCAATGCTCGGTCTTTTACCTGGTGCATTAACAGGACGCGCTCAAGGTTACACAGGGACAAATTCTACTGGTGGTAAAGCTATTCGAGCTACAACTTATACTCCTCAAGGCACAAATTCTCAACGCAGTATCAGTTCTACTAATGCAGCTGATACAGCTGCAGGTACTGGTGCGCAAACTGTTACAATTAATTATCTTGATACAAGTTTTGCATCCCACTCAGAGACTGTGACCTTAAATGGGACTACAGCAGTTAACACAGTTGGGACAAATATTGCTTTCATTGAAAGCATGGCAGTAGCTACAGTAGGTTCTGGTGGTGGCAATGTTGGAACTATTCAAATTTTCACAGCTACAGCAGGCGGAGGCTCTGTTTGGGGGAGCATCGCTCCAAGTGATAATCAAACTTTTTGGGCTCACCATTATGTTCCATCCGGCGTTACTTGCTACATTCTGAGCATTACTGCTGGTGCAACTGTCGCTGCTGGTCAAACGAACATAAATCACACGGGTAATCCGTTATCTACAAACGTCCCTCAGCAGCAAATTGGTGTTACTATTATGCACGTAGCAGCCGGCACTTGGGATCATGAATTTGAAATTCCACTTGGAGTTCCTGGCCCAGATTTCATCTTTCTGGTAGAAAGACCAGTTGTGGCAACAACTTCAACTGCTGTTGCTGGATTTGAATACATGCAATTTTAATTTACCTCTATATTGGAATTTACTAAAGGAGCATTCAATGACTGTAAGCGCTGTCACCATTCCGACACCTCCGAATAGCAACCTCGACCGGGCCATGTTCGTATGGATCGGGACTGCGGGATCCACCCAAGATTCATTGGCATCTGATACAAAGATGCAGAATCTACTCAACTGGTGTTCGTCGAAAGGTGTGAATCTTCTCTTCCTCGATATGTGGGGATATCTTGGTGGTGGAAACTGGTCTACTACCAATGCACAAACTTTTCAAAAGTTCATTCACTACGCCCACGCAAGTGGCATTCGTGTGATGGCTCTCTGTGGTAATACAGATTGGGGCCATAACCAGCAGTGGGTTATGGGTAATATCGTCAAGAATATTGCCCAGTATCAAGCGTATTGCGTAAATAACTCGACGTATCCAAATGCACAATTTGATGGCGTTTGTCTTGACGCTGAATACTGGACTGTTCCTGGGTACACGGTTACTGAGCCCATCGGTATGTGCGATCTTATGGTCGCTATGAAGCGTATCTTGCACATCCCTGTTGGATTCTGTCCGACTTGGTGGCTCGCCAATTCCGGATCTGCGGCTCTCTCTTTCTCCTATGATGGTGGCCCTACCCAGCTCGAGGGACTCAATCTCATGAGCGTGGCCGACTTCTGTGTCGTTCAATGCTATTCAAACGTTGTCAGTGGAAGCGGGAATAATCAGGTCTCGATGTTCCAACCTTGGTTTAACTATGCGAGCCAAACTGGACTTGGTTTGGACTGCGGTCTTTTCTGCGCTTCACTCACGGATAGTAATGGAGCGTCTGGGACGACGTATTGGACGGGACTTTCTGGAGCCATCGCCGCAATGGAGTCCAATCATACGACGATCTCCAGCACTTTCACGGCTAGTCCGAACACGAATTGTTCCTTCCGTGGTCAAGCCATCGAAGAGTACAACCTGGCTTCCCCGAATTCCTCCTACGACGCAATGACCTGATTTCTTACCGAGGTTAACCTCGGTAAAGTGGCGCATGACCGCGCCTGTCTCGCTGTGCCTCATCGTCAAAAACGAGGAGGCACAGCTAGAAGCTTGTCTTCGATCCATTCGTCCGCATGTCGCGGAAATCAATATTGTAGATACGGGCTCTACGGATTCCACTCCGGATATTGCCCGGAAATATGCTGATAAATTCGAGGTCTTTACCGCCTGCAATGATGTAGATGGTTTGATCGAGAATTTTTCAATGGCTCGTCAGCGTAGTTATGAAATGGCTACTCAGCCATGGACCATGTGGATCGATGGTGATGATGAAGTCGTAGGGGCGGAACATTTGAGTTCGATCATTATCGAACAAGACAAGATTCGTAATAATTTTCCGACACTCGTATTCTTTCCATACGAATACGCTCATGACGATCTCGGGAACGTAACTTGTCGCCATTATCGGGAAAGACTTGCATCAGGCCCGAAATCAGCATTTCGCTGGTTGGGGCCCGTTCATGAGATCTTGAACCCCGAACAACCGGTCATGAAACCGGAATATGAGAAAGTCCGGATCGTTCATCGACGGAATTTCACAAAGAAGAAGATTGAATCAGGACGAAATCTTCGCATTCTGAAGAAGTGGTATGCGCAGAAGGGCGAAGAAGACGTCCGGATGCTTTATTATCTCGGACTCGAATACGGCAATGCCGGTGATATTGACAACGCCATTAAATTTCACAAGCGATATGTTGAATTGTCTGGTTGGGACGATGAACGTTTCCTAGCTTGTTTAAAGATTGCAGATCATTATTCATCGACAGGTGACTATGATCATGCAGTGGAATGGGCTACTAAAGCTCTCACTGTGCGTGAAGGTTGGGCTGAAGCCTATTTTTCACTAGGCAGAAGTTTTTACTTTCTGGCGCAGCGAAAGGGTCCACACGAGAGAAGAAATTGGGAACGATCAATTCACTTTTTCCGTGCAGGTCTTGCGCTTCCTCCCACCAAGACCATGCTGTTCATCAACCCACTCGAGAGAGAATTTGAAATTCACAAATTCCTGAATTTGGCGTTGAATCATGTTGGTGACGTGGTTGGAGCTCTTGAAAGTGCAAATAAAGCATTGAGTGTCCGACCTGACGATGCAGGATGTCAGCAAAATCGACAGCTTTATGTAAAGCATTTGGCCCGTAAAAAAGTAGAAGAGGGATTCCTCGAGCTCATTGATATCGGAGCCGTGACACCTGAAACTCAAAAGGTTGTTTTGGATGCGATCGCTGGAAAGCTACCATCAAATTCCTTGCCGGCCCCTTCTGTGTCAGCATCACCTCTTCCTGATCATATGTTAGCTTCAAATCCAACAATGACGCTTTCACCGTCTGGATTTATCATCCCGAAAGATATTCCAAAAGTTTTCGATCCTATCGAGCTTCCTGGGTGGACAACTCTTGGAATGATCAAATTGCTGTGGGTCCAGTTGCTTCGACATGATGAGGTGTTGGCCGCTCGTTCATTACTGAAATCAGCTCCTTGGAGCATTCGAAATCATCCGGATCTTAAAGAGATGCGTCGCAAAATCGACGTCATGCTTAATCACATTGATCACCCTGAAGCATATCGTTCTATTTATCAGAATTATGGCGCTGAGTGCGAAGCCATCCCGATTCCTGAAGAAATTCGTCCTCCGCATGGTCAATATGCGAGATACAGATACTTGTTCAATGTTCTAAATGAATACCGAACTGGTACACTTTTGGATATTGGAAGTTTGGATGGATGGATTACAAATCGCGCTGGCTTGATGGGGATTAAAGCTTGGGGTGTCGATATGTCAACACGCATGGTGGAAATCGCCAATGCAAAGGCTAGAGAATTTAATACCGGAGCCCAGCATATTGCAGCACTTCTTGGTGAAGATCCACTGCCAGCAAATTTCCCGACACAGTTTGATGTGGTTTCATTGCTCGAAGTTTATGAGCATGTAGAAGACCCAGTTGCTCTTATTAAGAGAGCTGCGGCTTATGTGAAGCCGGGCGGCACTCTAGTTTTGAGCACTCCTCGAGGCTCATGGTGTCAAGGAGCTTCAGTAGTATTTCACCCAAAGTGGGATGTTGAATCTCCGCGCGAACACGTTCGCGCTCCGATCTTGTCAGAAGTTTTAGATGACCTTCGAAGTGCCGGGCTTGTTGATGTTGAAGGGATCGAAGTTCTGATTGATCAATCAGAGCAACCCGTCCCTATTCCTACTCAGGCTTCAATCTGTGCTCGTGGGCGTCGTTCGGAAAATAAAATCAGTGATCGACCCACCTTGAAATTAGTACCGAAGCCAGTCATTGAACCTGTTTCGTCTCCGGTCGACATTATTTTCTATGTGGGCCATGGTGTTGAACCATGGAATCCCGACACAGCAACAAAGAATGGGATTGGTGGATCAGAGACAGCCGTTATTGAGATGGCTCGTAATTTGGCCAGGATGGGCCACCATATTCGGGTTTACGGTGATTGTCGGCAAGGTTTGGAAGGGAATTTTGACGGGGTTCAGTATCTTGATTCTTCTAAATATTGTAACATCACCTGCGACGTATTGATTACATCTCGTAGGCCTGAAGCTGTGGATGTATCTCACAATGTTTCGAGGAAAGTAACGTTTTGCTGGATTCACGATATTCACTGTGGCGGGAGTCTCACTCATGAGAGAGCCCTTAAAATCGATCGTGTATTAGTTCTATCGGACTGGCATCTTCAAAATGTCCTAGGATTTTATCCGTATTTGCACCCATCACAAATGATCAAAACTCGAAATGGGATTGATTTGAAGCGGTTCGATAAACATATAACCCGTAATCCTTATCGCGCTGTCTATAGTTCTAGTCCCGATCGAGGAATGGAAGTGGCCTGTCGAATTTGGCCAAGGGTAAGAGAAAAAATCCCTGGCGCAGAATTGCATATTTTCTATGGCTTCCAGACCTGGGAAGCTTGTGCTGACGAGGGTCAGAAAATACTTATTTCATCTCTAAAGAAGTTGCTTCATGACTACGAGTCGGCCGGAGTTACTTTCCACGGAAGAGTTCCTCAAGGTCAGCTCGCAGAAGAATATTTGAAGAGCGGTGTTTGGGCCTATCCAACTTGGTTCGCAGAAACTTCTTGTATTTCAGCAATGGAAGCTCATGCGGCTGGTTTGAGAATGGTCACTTCTCCTATTGCAGCACTCAATGAGACGGTCGGTTCTCGGGGAGTTATGATCCCTGGAGATTGGTTGAGTCTAAATTATCAAAACCAGTTCATTGATGCAGTTGTTGCAGCCATGCGAGAACAAAACGAGTCTGATCGTCTCAAGCTTCAAGATTACGCCAGAGACCATTTTAGTTGGGAGACTCTGGCGCGTGAATGGGATAAGATGATTCGGGACGTCATTCAAGATGTTTCATTGAAGGTTGTCCCTCAATATAAGGGCTTCATGTCATGACAAAAGCGCTAGTGACGGGTGGAGCTGGATTCATTGGGAGTCATCTTTGCGAGAAGTTATGTGAACTCGAATTTGATGTTGTGTGTATGGACAACTTGTTCACGTCCAGGCGTGCTAATATTGAACATTTGCTTCCATTATCTAATTTCGAATTCTTTCGACACGACGTTTGCGAACCTTGGAATCTTGAATGTGATGTGATTTTCCATTTGGCTTGTCCTGCTAGTCCTGTTCAATATCAACGCAATCCTGTTAACACGATTAGGACAGCAGTTCTCGGGACTCTCAACGTATTGGAGTGTGCTAGGAATGCGAGCTCGAGAATTGTTATCGCTTCTACTTCTGAAGTCTACGGAGATCCGACAGTTCACCCCCAACCTGAAACTTATTTCGGCAATGTGAATCCTGTCGGGATTCGTTCCTGCTATGATGAAGGCAAGCGGGTGGGTGAATCCCTTGCTGTCTCATGGGCGCAACAGTATGGGACTAGCGTTCGCATCGCACGGATTTTCAATACATATGGTCCTCGAATGGCGCATGACGACGGTCGACTTCTCCCGAATCTCATTATGCAAGGCATGCGAGGAGAAGGTCTGACCGTTTATGGAGATGGAAGTCAAACACGCAGTTTTTGTTATGTGACTGATACGGTTCAAGGTCTCATTTGCATGTCCGAGATGGACCATGTTCCGAGAATTGTTCCAGTAATTAATATTGGTAATCCTGACGAACGTTCTATCTTATCAGTCGCTACAGATGTTCAGATTGCTTTTGGAAATAATCCGAAAATTTGTTTCAAACCTCTTCCTGAAGACGACCCGAAGCAACGTTGTCCGGACATCACCAAAGCTCGAGAGAAGCTTGGCTGGGAACCGAGAGTCCATTACGGTAGCGGGATTGAAAAGACCGTTGAATGGTTTCGGAATAACGTAGACCCGGCAAAAAAGTGAAACTGACCTTCGTCTACGGTTCTTGGGCTTGTGGCCCCAGACCTTTTGATTTCACGAGGATTTATCATGATCCTCGTGGATTGACCGGTTCTGAAATCTCGTTTCTCAGTTTCGCGAAAGAACTCGCATTTCGCGGCCATTCCGTTAGAATTTTCGCGCCGTTAGTTTCATGTCCTGCTGAAGGACACCTTTGGGATGGGATTCGAGTTTTTCCTATTAGTATGTGGACAGATGACCGAGGAGAAGGTTCAGATTTCGTTCTCTCCTGGAATGAACCCGATCAACTTCGATATGCGTCATTGAAAGCCATTAGAATCATTAATCAACAACTAAATGATTTCACATACTGCAAACCAGGATTTGAATCATTCGTAGATATATTCACGAGTCCGTGTTCGGCTCATCTCGCCCATATGACTCAAGTATATGGAAGTGCCCATAAATGGACCGTGCTTCCTAATGGATGCGACCCCACCGTTTATCCGACAATGGATAGGATTCCCGGTCGAATTCTGTATGCGTCTTCTCCCGATCGGGGTCTTCATTGGTTGCTGCAACAATGGCCTCTAATCAAACGACGGGTTCCGGATGCGACTCTGAGAGTCTTCTATAATTTCGATGACTGGGCCAATAATCTTCTAGGTTGTGACGGACAAGGGCACCATCCACACATTCGCGAATGCGCTTATCGCGCTTATTATATTCGCGAGGCATTTGTTAGACTCAAAAACCAAGGAGTTGAACACTTCAAATCCATCAGTCGTGTCAGGATGGCAGAAGAAATGGCATCCGCCATTGTGCTTGCATACCCATGTGACACGGTGACATATACTGAAGGCTTTTCCGCTACTCTCATGGAAGCTTGTGCCGCCGGTTTAATCCCTGTGACTGCTAAAGTGGACTCGCTTGGATGTGTCTATGGTGACTGGGTTGAAACGATGGTTGAGAGCCCTGTCCGGGAACACTTGAATGAATGGACTGAGATGGTAATTCGCTCATTGACTGATGAAGATTATCGAAAACGAATTACTGCCAAGTCTCGAGCTCTTGCAGAGCAGCATAGCTGGTCAAAACTGACTGACAGACTCGAGCAGATTTTTCAAACTGCTCTGATCCGGAGACAATCATGAAGATCGCTTTTGTCTTCGGATCATTTTGCATCTCGCGACCATTTGATTTCACACGTCTTTTTGATGATGATCGAGGGTTAACGGGTTCAGAGGTTGCTTGCTTCTGTTATGCCAAAGAAATGGCTGCTCTCGGGCATGAAGTTACGATTTTTACTATCACTGTCAACACTCCTGATGCCTGGAGCTGGTATGGAACTACCATTCGCCATTATGATGCGTATGTAGCTTCTGATAAACGTCAATTTGATGTCATCATGGCATGGATGAATCCAGATTTCATTCACGGAGTGGAACCGGGCCCGCTTCGGGTGGTTGATCAACAGTTGAATGACTTCGGATACTGTCGTCCAGGTTGGGAACCGTTTGTTGATATGATCGGTGGCCTGAGTGAGACTCATACAGATTACCTCAAGACTTGTGCACCATCCGTTCCCACAAACAAATGGGAATCATTCTATAACGGAGTAGACACGAGTTCTTTTGATGTTTGTGAGAAAGTCAAAGGACGCGTAATTTATGCATCCTCCCCCGATCGAGGTTTGCATTTACTTTTGCAACAATGGCCTCATATTCGACGTCGTGTTCCATCTGCGCATTTGCGAATTTTCTACAATTTCGATCCTTGGTTTGCACACATGAGATCTGTTGGTCCAAATGTGGACCCAGAGATGAAAGAGCAGAAACACAGAGCTCTATACTGCATGGAAGCTCTTGATAGATTGAAAGATTATGGGGTTGAACATTTCAAATCTGTAAGCCGGAAACGCATCGCTCGAGAGATGAGTGAGGCTGAAGTACTAGCTTACCCTTGCGATCCCGTTCGATGGACTGAGGGATTCTCTAATACCCTCATGGAAGCCTGCTATTCCGGAGCTGCTCCCGTGACGTCAGACGTGGATGCGCTCGGCCAACTTTATGGGGGAGCAGCTGTCACGATTCACGATATTAAACATAATCTAGATAAATTTACGGATGAAGTGGTGCGACTGCTTCAAGATTCTGATTACCGTGCGGAAATTAATACTCGATCTAAAATCCGAGCATCTAAATTTTCTTGGCAGAATAATGCTCGACGCCTTGAAGGAATACTCAAAACTAGAATGACATTACGCTAGGTCATTCATGAATGAGTATGAGCGTGGCCAAGGTCGTTCTTGTCATTCCGCCGTCTCCGTTCCTGCTCGATGACCGGGCTTTCCCTTTCCTCGGACCTCTCCAAATTGGAGCAGTGGCTCGAGAATTGGGCTATGAGGTATGTGTTGCTGACTTGACAGGTTTTAAGCAGCGGCGTCCTGATGTTATCCATGCTAGTTATGATGCGGTCATGGATGAAGCTGAAAAAGTTCTTTGGGACATCGCGAAGGATGCTGATCTCGTTGGGTTCTATTCATTGGCTGCCCAGCATCCTCAAGTTGTAAAGCTGAACGCTTTTATTCGGGCTCACAATACTAAGTGCATTACTGCATTGGGAGGGCCTCACGCCAATACAGCTCCTTCTCGTTGTTTGGATGATGACTTTGATTACATTGTAGTGGCAGATCAAGGCGGCGGTGGCGGTGAACCCGGTTTCCTTGAGCTCCTACGTCGCGTCTCTCGTTCTAAAGAGCGTTTGGCTAATCGATCTGATCTTGGTCGTAAAACGACTGGACTTCGAGTTCTTAAGGACAACTGCGAAGTTGGCTGGGAGAACAACGAACGAATCATTAAGCTCCCTAGTCGTCTTCCTAAGGAAGAAGCTGCTTCTTTTACTCACGAAGGGATTGTCTATCAAAATGATCGTTGGCCTTTGCCAGCGCGCGATTTGATTGATCTTTCGAGCTATCATTATCTTGTGGGTGGAGAACGTGCAACTTCGATCGTTAGCGCTACGGGATGCCCGTTTGCTTGCACATACTGCTCACACTGGGATGGATATCGGAAGCTCGAGGCTAAGTCTTCGGAGCGTGTACGCGAAGAAATCCGTCAGATCCGTTCAATCTACGGGCTGCGCGCTTTCATGTTCTATGACGACGAGATTAATTTAAGACCGGACTTCGTTAATCGATTTCTGCCTATGTTGAAAGAAGAAGGCGTGATTTGGCGCGCATTCTTTAAAAATGGGAAGAATCTTACGACAGATGAAGTCTTTCGTAAAATGGCTGAGGCCGGATGCGTGCAAATGTGCACAGGTGCTGAGGCTGCTGACGCTAAGATCCTTCGCGATATTCGAAAAGGTGCGACGCTTGAAGACAACACGGCTTTTGTTCGTCTATGTGTGAAGCATAAAATTCGACCTAAGGTTTTCACGCAGGTTGGTTTGCCAGGAGAGTCACCGGAGTCTATTGAGGCTCTCCGGAACTGGTTAGTTTTGATGGCTCAAGAGGGCCTCGATGATGCAGATGTATCCATTACGACTCCATATGAGGGTACGCCAATTTTCGAGTCTCCTGAGAAACACAACATTCAATTCGACAAAGCTTCCCTTGATTTTTCAAAAGACGTTGTGTTATATAAAGGTACGCCAGGAGAATACCGGTCCTGGGTATCGCATGATCGTTTAACTCCAGAAGCAATTGTGACTGCACGTCAGTGGGTTGAAGATGAATTTCGAAGGGCTGCTGGTCTTAAGCCCCTCTTGCATGGGAAAGATGACGGCTAAGATTTCATCGCAATTGTAGTAGCTTCCGCCCTTTTATTTTTATTTTTTCTCGATGGACCTATCGCTCATTGCTGCCCGAATTGTTACTAGCGATGTATCGGTTCTTGAAGGTCGGACTCGCAAAGTACGATTTGCTAGTAATGCGTTTGATCTCATTACGATTGCTGCCCGCATCGCGCAAGTGGATACCACTTCTTATGTCAAGAAGACTAAGGGTAAAGGATACTGTGTAAAGTCAGAACATAACCCTGACTGGAGTGGTGGGTGTTATCCTACGAAGGCTGAAGCAAACAAACGTCTCGAGCAAGTAGAAGCTGCTAAACATGCTAAAGCGAGCGGTCTCTTAACTCTTGCTGAAGAACTTGAAGCTGCTATTCCAGTCAACAAGACTCCACCTCTAGGGAAGTATGACATTGATTTTAAGAAGAAGCCTCGTCGAGTTCCAACTGAAAAGAATCCTTACAAGCCTGACGAAGAGGCCCGGCGGCTTTTACCGAAACCCCCGCCTATCAGAAAACCAGATGTTGAAGAAGACGAAGAAGATGAGGGAGAAGAGCCTGTTAAGACTCCTCGTAAGAGAGATAAATCAGACGCTGAATACGAAAGCGTAGACGCTTTCGCTACCTTTCTTGCGGATAATGATGAAAGCACCTTCGATCGTGAAGATATTGTTAATCTAAATTTCCGGACCCAGACTCCTACTCACAAAATTATTAAGGAACTTGAGGACTATGGGTTCACTCAAGTTGAACATAAAGTAGAGAAGAAACCCCGTGGAGTTTCTGATAATCCACATGGGACGCACCCATTTTCTGGGATGAGTGGTGGGGCAGCCTATCAATCCGTAATCGATTCAAAGTATGGTAGAAAGCCATTCGAAGAGGGCTGAGTGAGCACTACCTTTAAACGAGGACAGGAACTTTCCCGTCAGAACGGGCTCAACATCTTTTTGAAAGCGAAAGATGGCAGTCCGAAGAATGCAGCCGTTATAACCTATAGTATTTTTGATTTCACCACAGGGGTAGAAGTCCTTTTGCCACCTCCTAATCGGGCCCCTTTCAACCCGACCGTAGGTGAATACTTTGCCTCATTCATTATTCCGTTTGATGCTAATGTTGGTAGATATAGGATTCGATGGTATTTTCAGGAGCTTCTCAATTCCAAGTTGGTTGAGGTAGTTCAAGAATTTGCCATTGTTGAGAACGCAACACAAATTGTGACTATCGCTGGAATTTCAGCAATCGAATTCGATCTAATTCGAGGGCTGCGTATTATGCTTCGGGACAATAACCCTGGACGAAATTACCACTTTGTACCTCCAGCGGGTGAGGAATCAATTAATCAATTTACTCGGGTGTTCGGGTATCTTTGGGAAGACGCTGAGCTTCTCGAGTTTTTGAAGGTATCTAACGATGCCATCAATATGTATGCGCCTCAGACATTCTATGAGACGCTTGACCAACTGATGTCACAACATCGTGATTGGAGAAGTCTACTATTTATTGGAGCAATGGTCCATGCGATCAATGCTCTAGCTTTAAACTGGGTGGCTGATGAATTTAATTACTCTATTGGTGGTGTTTCTCTCGATGTAGAGAAGAGTGGTAAATACCAAGGTATGGCTAACGACGCTCAAGCTCGGTTCGCTGAAATGGTTGTAGCTGCTAAGGAAACTGTAAAAGTCATTCGCGGTTTGCGTCAATCCAGATTTGGTGTCGGTATTCGAAGCAGTTTCGGTCCTTCTGTTGGACGGGGTGCTCTCACACCGCGCCGATTCCTCGGAATCTAAGTTATCTAGCGTCTTATGTATGATAGTTCATGTTTCCGTTCGGATACGGGCTTCATGAAGCAGAACATACTGATCCAAAAACCGGAAAGAAAAAGGCTTCCGGTCCTTGGCTTTTTTGCCAAAAATGTGGGATGGCTCTCTGGCCCCACAACGATGTTCCTAGGATTTTGTGTCATGGTTCTTGGTTTAAAAGACAACTGCGCTCATTAGATTGTCCGAAAGGTACAGATCACTTTCATCTCAAATGTCATAGATGCGGATACCAATGGACAGAAATGACTAGGAACGTAACTAATGGAGACGTTCTGGAAGATCTCGTTCGAGTAGCCAAGAAACTTGATTTGACAGAAGAACAACTAGTGGAAGCTTGGCGTACAGGCACTGTTCGGGATGTGATGGAACAGTGATTCCTTCGAGCCTTCTATGGGCTCTAGAGACGTGAATGGTCATATTCCGGAAGAAGAATCATCTTCACCTATGGATGTCAGGACTAATCAAAGACCCCTGACACAGGTTGGTTTCTGGCGTTCGGAAAACGAACCGGATTTCCCAGATCCTCTCGAGCTGGTTGATTCAGGATGGCTGCCTGAAGAACGTCAAGTTGTTGCTCTCTATCTAGACTCAGGCACTGAACACGCAGCTTACAAAGGTTGGTCTGACTGCCGAATCTGCGGCATTATGAATGGTAGCCGAGATCTAACAGATGACATTTGGCTGTGGCCTGAAGGTTTATCTCATTATGTTCGAATCCACTCAGTTCGACCGCCTGCCGAATTTTTGAAACATGTCTATTCTTCCGAGAAAGGCAAAATTCTTATTGCGCATGCGGCTGCCAATGCTTTGCGTGCTCATTTGCCAAATCTGTCTATTTTCGGTGACATTGACTCAAGTGGGAATCCTTGCGTTATGGTCGGGATCCCAAAGGGTTCCAAACCAGGCCATGTTCCAGATGGGATTCTTGGCGTAGCAGTCGAAATTCGAGAGATTTGTGATCAATGTGGTGGGGTTGTTGACCATCGTAAACACTGTCGGAAATGTGCTTCCGGGAAGCAAGCTTCTATGGCCTCTGAATCTGTGATTCATATTGCTGAAGCTTTGCGTCGCATTGCTACAAGTCTTGAGGCCTCGGAAAATCCGAGCTTGCCGTTACTCGAGCTCAAATTGCGTTTGCTTCTGGCTGCTGTGGAGGAGAATCTCGTTCTCGTCTTCCAAGCAGACCCATATGAAGAAAATGAAACAATGCAATCGGATGATGGCTCCATTCAGGATTCCATTGATTTAGAGCTCATGCAAGCTGGTGCTGTTAGTGTGAATTGGGAATCGGACACCATGTATGTGGTGGTGCCTCCTGGTTCTAAAGTAGCGGTTCTTAAAGCCTTCAATGATATGAAGGAAGGCGAATCGGGGGATGAAGTTCAAGCATTTCTAAAGACATTGGACCTTTCTGATAAAGAGAAAGCCGCTCCGGCGATTAAAGCTGCTTCAAGCTTCGATTTCCATCGCATGGCAGCGCGAATCGCACGTAAAAGGATTTTGCCTTCGCAATCTAAGCCTATTAAGACCAAAGACATGCTTATTCCTTCTACGGAGTATTCATGTCAAGTTGAATTGTCTTTGACTGCAGATTTTGAAGGGTCAGTCCCAAAGCAGAAATTGCTCAAAAAGCTTCGCACGGAACTTGTAGCCGCTATTAAAGAAGGTGTTACTACGACTGCGCGAGAATTCCGACTCACGAGCGGAGGAGTTCATGTTCAGCCCATTCGAATTGAATGCGCGGTAAACGATATGGGGACTCCTGAGGAGGAGCCCGAACTTGAATCAGAAACTGAGTCGGAACCTGTAGCGGAACTCACAAAACCGAAGCGAAAGAGTCGTCGGTAACGTCTTCAAATGGAAACTCAGACTCCGGAAGTTAAGACCCTTTCTCCTGCCCCTGAAGATGCCGTCAACCTAGCCAAGGTTACAGCAACTATTTCAATGCAAGCTGTCGCATTCGCGGAACAGACTCTCCGTTTGAGAGAGATGGAATCCGGATTGAACAGTCTATATAGCTTTCGTCAGAAGATCCTTGATAAGATCTTCAAGGACGCAGGTCTAAACCCGAGTGAGATTGCTCGGATTGACGTATCAGCGGATGGAAGTAAGATGACGGCAATCGTGGTAGCAAAGTCTGCCAATGATTCCATCCCGGCCGTCAACTCTGTTTCTCCAGCGCCTCAAAATCCTCCAGTTCCTGCCTCTTAATGCGCTATAGGAGGGAAGATGCCTTTCCCTCCGGACCGCTTTCCGCCTGATATTCTGGAGCAGCCGTATCCTGCGCTGCCCTTGCCGCCTCTGAATGTTTTTGTTTCTTCAGCCTTTCTGAAGGAAACTTTTGACATTCGTTGGACGCTCCCGAGCGAGCTCCAGGCGAATTCCAAATTTAGCATCCTTGGGGTTAATATTTATCGGAGTTTCGACTCTGAATATGGTCCATGGGAGCGCTTAAATAATGTTCCGGTTGGTTCGACCTATTGGCGTGACCAGACTAGAACAGTTCTAGCTCTCCAAGAAGACGTCTCTCAAAACTTCTTTTTTCGAGGACCGACTTCAGATCCAGACGGTCGATATGCATTCAAGACGAATTTTAATCCGATCGTCATTTATCCTTCACCGGGTTCTGAGAATGTTACTAATTTGAACGTGCAAGTCACCGTGAATGGTGTGCCGGCCTTTGTGGATTCCATTAATGCGCCTCGCGGCGAGGTGGAGCTTCGTAGGGAACCTACCTTCAATGTTGTGAATCAGACTTTGACAGATGCGGTCCTGCCGAAGAATCCGACTGATGTAGTGCTTGCCACTTACAGATATTTGACGAATCAAGTTCCGACTGTTTTGGCCCAGCGTATCTTCTATCGGATTACGACTGTGGCTTTCGATCCGGAAACTGGACAACTCCTTGAGACCCAACTCTCGAGAGCTACTGTAGCAAATAATTTTGAAGTTGAGAAATTGGACTACATGTGGCGAGAAGCTGTTCGTCGCCAAAAGTGGATTTTGGATCAAGGAGGGGAACGAGTCAAACTCATGATTCGTAAAGCTACCGGAAGGAAATGCGGTTGTTATTCGAGTTACTACAGGCAACCGAATGCAGATTGTGTAGTTTGTTACGGAACTGGGGTAATCGGGGGATATGACGGTCCATATGACATAAATATTGCACCCGATGATGCTGCCAAGACTATTGCTCAAAGTAATCGCGGCAGGACAGTCGATCATGCGTATGAAGTATGGACACTGCCAAGTCCACTGATGAGTCAACGTGATTTCATCGTGAAATTGAATGGGGATAGATGTGCTGTCGGTCCCGTTCGTATGCCGAGCAATCGTGGGATGCAGTTAGCTCAGTTTTTCGAGATTTCAAAACTCGATGAGGCAGACATTCGTTATCAGGTGCCGGTCTTGAATACCACTGTCTTGGTTGCACCTCAAACTCGATACACTATTCCTGGTAAGGGCGATGCTACTCCCATGATGACTGACGATCCGACGATTCCGGCTGAACGTCAGATCCGTTCGGCTACCGTGGCGGGGGCCAATGAGCAGCGTCGATAAGCCGGAAAAATTTGCCATGAGATGTTAAACTCATGACAGACATTTCTACTAGTCTCGAGCTCGCTTTACAGAGGGCAACAGACGGTCTCATTGATGAGATCGCTCAGGACGGTCTTGAAGTTCTAAAGAACGTTGTAGACTCTTCTGGATTTGCACGTTCTCCATACTTAAAGAACTATCAAGTTCTAGCTCATGTTGACGGTGGAAAGATCTTATTTGAAATTATTGTTGACATTAGCGCTCTTGAGCAGAAAGAACAACAAGTTCGAGAGATGCTTGAATCGGCTCAACCGGGAGCCGTTTCAGAGGCTGCGAGAACTTATGGTATTGGTAAACATGGAGCTCAACGCGTCATTGGACAGCGTGACGCCCGTCAGCCAGTCAGAGATGCTCGTCGCGATGCTCGGAAGCCCCCAAGAGACGCGAGAAGAACATCTGGTCAACGTCTACTTGGACACGAAGTGGCACTTCACGCTCCACGTTCCATGAATGTGACAAGAGAGGGTAAGCTTTCTGTCATGTTTAGCCGGAGTCTTCGAGAGACTAAGACTGAAATCCACTACCCGAAGGGACAATTTCAAGGACTCCTTGCTCGATTCATTGATGAATTTACTCAAGTAGTAGCTAAAAAATTCGCTCCAGCGCTTGAAGAAGTATTGAAGAAATATACTGCATGAGACTCTGCCGAATCACTTGCTTAGTGTCAGCTGGGGTTGCGATTCCCGACCTTGGCATACATTTGCCTGGCAAAGGGAGTTCTGCCTTGGCCAGTGCTCATTCTGTCCAAAGATCTAAAGACCTTCAAGAAGTTGCCAAGCTCATTCGTGTTCAACTTCTTCCGGAACAGGCTCCGACTCCTCCCATTCCTACCTTGTTTCCTCCACCTCCTGACCATCCGGTATTCGTTTCATCTCCCAAACCTCTACCGCCGCCCCTACCCCCACCACCCCCTATTGCAACTGTTTCTGTGCCACCATCTCCTTCTCGAGAAGAATTCGATCAGTTGTCTAAGCAACTCATGGAAGTGGGGTTGAATACTAAAGGCATTCTAGAGCTTTTGGCCGAACGTCTACACGACAAGGTTCCTGTTTTACCAAGCTCAAACCCCGTAATGGCTGATCCTATGTTCATTCCCGATCGCATCGTCCCTGAAACCTCGAGTTCTACGATGCGAGTGAAGGAAACTGAAGTTGAGAAAGATGATTTCGATCAAAGTCAAGAAGTATTGAAGCGAATTCGAGGTAGTCGATGAAATTTTGGAGTGACCAGGCTCGGGATTTTTTGCTAACTGCCGGTAGACAAGATCTCGTTGATAAAGGTGACGATCTTGCAGAACGCGTGGCTGCTTTAACTTTGACAGCTATTGCTCGTCTTAATCAATATGCCACTATTGGCGGACTTTATGACGGGAGCGGAGGGACTTCTCTTCTTAACGATCCGCTTGCTCTCCAAAAGCTCGAAGAATTCGTTGAAATCCGTCTTCGCGCTGAAATTGACGCTTTGGAGAATTTGCTTGCAGTCTTCGATAATATTCGTACGCGAACCTCACGGTAGAGTTTGACGTTCGCATACGATACGGAGACGCAAATGAGTAAGAATGAAATGAAACCGGGTGGTTCGTCTGAAGATCCCGGAGTTGGACTTGACTGCGGCACTATGAATTTTGTGGCCGCACGTAAAACGGGTAAGAACGTCAAGACATCTCGCATTCGGGATGCGTTTCTGGACTTGCCGCTAGATAATCGGCGTATGTTGAAAATGTCCAAGACGAGTCATATTGAACTCGACGGACGGCTTCTGGTGATCGGGGACGAAGCTTTAGAGACGGCCAATCTCTTCAATAGGGAAGCCCGTCGTCCTATGTCTGGCGGAGTTATTACCCCCGGTGAGATTGACGCTCAGAAGATCATTGGACTCATGATCAAACAACTTCTCGGAGAACCGCGCGTTCCTCTCGAGAAGTGCTGTTATTCAGTTCCGGCTCCGGCTGTTGACGTCTCTGGATCAGATGTCACCTACCATTCTCTCATTTTGAAGAAAATTTTGAAGGAGCTTGGGTATACAGCCGAGCCCGCTAACGAAGCTCAGGCCATTGTTTATTCTGAGTGCTTATCTGAAAATTTCTCTGGCCTCGGAATATCGTTTGGCTCCGGTATGACCAATATTTGTCTTTCCTACAATGCCATGAGTGCGTTGGAGTTCTCCGTTGGTCGAGGAGGGGACTGGATCGACAATGGAGCCGCTAAATCTGTCAGTGTTACTGCTGCCAAGATTTGCGCCCTCAAAGAAGGTGGGGTTGACATCAGCAAGAAGGCTGATACCCTTGAGGGGGAGGCGATCTCACTCTTCATTGAAACTCTGATCGATTATTCCATTTCTACCATTATTCAACAGTTTTCTAAAGTTCGTCGGGAAATTCTCATTCCGAAGCCGATTCCTCTCATTGTGAGTGGCGGGACCTCATTGGCCACGGGATTTCTCGAGAAATTCAAGGAGCGCTTCCAAGTCCACAGAGAGAAGTTCCCCGTTCAGATCTCCGATATCCGGTCTGCGAAAGACCCAATGACTGCGGTAGCAACTGGATTACTACTGTTGTCTCAAATGGAAGAGTAGTGGCTTCCGAATATTGGATATGAATGAGTCGCCTTTTATCTCATCATAGGTATATGGCAAATCACAAAGGCCTTGAAGTCCACAGCCTCCTCCTGACTGAAAAAGACGTTCTGGCTCATTGCTACGGTGTCAAGCATACTATGAAGAGCCCCGTACATAGTCCTGTGAAGGCTGTGGAGGTTTCTGAACCTGCCCCTTCGGTGGAAGTCAATGAGGAGATCGACGTGGAGACTGACCCGATCCCCGACGCGCATTGAATCAGTTTGGTCGTGATCGGAGGCTTCGGCCGTGATTACGTGGATCACGAACCCAACCAAAAAGAGGATCATACGGGAACTGAAGCGTATCCTGTATGAGCATCCACGTTATCATCAGGATTCTGAGAACGTTTACAATAAATATTCGTTTGAATCTCGTCCTCAACGTGGTGTTTTTGTAAATTCTACTTCAGCGGATCGCGTATATCTGTCGGCCGATAATTACGTCGGCCGGCTCAGTTCCTTTTGCATGCAAACTCCTGTTGGGAATCATCCCAACACAACGCTCGAGTGGATTCGAGAAAATTTTGCTCTTCTTGAGCAATATTCACCGAGGCGGGATGTTTTCCCTAGTCCTCCCGGGGTTTACATTGTTGAAGTAATACGTCTCCCCGATGAGGCTCGTTACGTTCCTGGGCAATTCACCATTAGGCCCATCTTGACTGTTACAGACGAGCCACTGATCACTTTTGGGAGTGTCTCTAATTTGGAGGCTCAGCTATCCCGTGACAATCTTTATCCAGGTTCTGCGCGTTTGTGGTTGGATGGTAGGCGTCCTCTGCTGGTTGACGTGGATTATTACATCGATTATCCCAGCGGTGCTGTCACCTTCTTGAGAACCCCTCCTGTTGGCTTGACAGTTTTCGTAGACTATCGCTACGAGACCGGTATTCAAGGTCCGTTTCCATTTTTCTATGAGGAATCAAATATCACGGCTATTCCTGGAGTCGTTATGGCTTTTGGTGACCGGGCGCAACTCGGTGATAAATTCGCTATTGTAGTGACATCTGATAGAACCGATGTGGCTGAAGTTTATGGTGGGAAATTTGAAGTTAATTTTGAATTAATTTCGTTCAATCGTGATGCTGAAGATCGCGAGAAAATGAGCGATCATATTGTCGCTAAAATTCTTGAACGACAAAATGCGTTGGGTTTCGAAGGTTTACAGCTTCTCAATATTTCCCCGGGTGGGGAAAATGAAGAGGTTTACAACCAAACTGACGATACATATTACTATGAGAGCTCAATTGCTTTGAGCCTTCGAGTAGACTGGGAAACATGGGTTCCGCTTCCGATCGAAGTCTTCCGTGCCGAAATGGTTTCTAAGGCAGAAGAAGAACAGACTGGATACTTGGATGGATCTGTGGTTGTTGACCTGGTTCGACCTGCTGGGTCGGCCATTGAAATTGCTGGAACTCCGGCGGTGATTGGAAATTATATTGGCTACGAAAGAATGAGATAGTAACTCTCGAATATCGGTAAAGTGGTGTATGCCCACTTTCGAATATTACTGCGAAAAGTGCAAAGCTTTATTTGAAGAAATTCTAATTCTTCCGGATGACATTAAACAATATTCACAAAAACATCCATGCGGTAAGTGTCATGAACTCGCTTCACGAGTTCCGATTTCTTTGACTAGTCCTCCTGTTTTCAAAGCCCCGGCTGGTCAAACTCAAGGAAGTGGAGTCCATGGGCAGTCTGGATCCCATGATTTGGATTACCCGACTCTCGATAAAGCCATTGGAAGATCTTCTGAGAAGAAATGGGCTGAATACGCCAAACGCAAATCGGCGCGAGATCAAATTCGCAAAGAATCAGGCACCAATGCGATTTCGACAGCAGGCGGTAGAACAGCGCCAGTTGATCCCGCGGTTCTTAAATTGAGAGAAACTGGACTCAATACTCTTTCTAAAGGAAAGAGAACTGCCAGAAAGTCTCCTAAAGCTCCCACAACTTGAGTCAGTGTTGAGAGGAACTCATAATCGAGTTCCTATGATCGGCTCATGTGCGGAGTCCGATCATACCAATACTGAAAACATAGACCTGTTTTTGGCCCCTCGGGGAGAAACACATATTTAGACTTCTGCTCGAGTGAAGGAGTCAAGATGGGCATCGGACCGTTCACCACCTACGCGCCCCCCGGCGTTTACACGCAGACCATCACGGAGCCGATTGTCGGTCAGCTCCTCAGTGGTCTTCGCATCCCCGTCCTAATCGGTGTTGCTCAGGAGACACTCTCGCAGACGGATTTTGAAATTATCCGTGGTTCGAGCAGTGTTGCTGACACTCCGATTTTCAACGAGGACGCGACCGGGCGTTGGGTGACTGGTGGTACACCCCAGAATCCTCAACTCGGCGATCAGAATGGCAATTATAGCCAGTTCCAAGTCCGAAACTACCCGATCGTGGATGGTTCCGGCATGGGTAAGACTACCTTCGATACCACCAAGGTATCTGTTACTGTCAACGGACAGCAAGTTGTAGTCTCAGCAGTCAACGGAACATACGGACTCGTTTCGATTCTCGTTCCGACGCAGCCAACCGATGTTGTGTTGGTGAGTTACAATTTCCACCGTGGTGATACTCGCATCACGGACATTCTCACTACCCAAGTTTCACCAGGACCGGCTGTGCTGATTGCGCCGAGCCCTGAGACGTACAACATCGTTCAGGGAGTCAATGACGTCCTCCAGGTGACGATCAACGATGCGACCACGGTTAATATCACGTTGACTCCTGGGCCTACACAATCGGCCACTCAGGTTGCCAACGATATCAATAACTCTGCATCGCCTGGACTGTCTGCCTCGGTTCATGTTGATAATCAGGGCCTGAACCATGTTCAACTCATTGCCCAAGGCAATGTTTTGATTGGAAACGGGACGGCGACAGGAGTCTTCGGATTCAATCCGGGTGCCTACACTAACCGCAATAAGGTCTTTCGGACATTCAACGGTCCGATTGTTGATGGTTCTGGCGGTGGAATTACGACCACGGATCCGTCTAAGGTTGTGGTCTTGGTTAATGGTCTTCAGGTCATTGCAAGCGCAGTGGACGGAGCGAACCAGGCAGTCACATTGCCCTTCGCCCCGAGCGCTGGAGCAACTGTTACCATCCAGTACTTCTTCAACACCTTCCAGGATACGTTCGATTACCTGCCTAACAACAATATTGTCACTGTTGGCAATGTCGGCATCGCTCCAGGGCGATTGGACTATCTCAACGGTCCTGACTTCGTTATTCTCAATGAGGGAGACCAGTCACTCATTCAATGGGGAACGGCTTTCCTCATCAATGCCGGTCTCACCACTGGAGTAACGCCGTTCAACAATGTGCAGATGATTGGTCTGCTGGTTGACGATCGCATTTTTGGAGTTCCTTGCACTCGGTTCACGAACACCACCACGAATCAGGTTTCAACGACTACGTTCGTGATGCCTCTAACCCCAACTACGGGCAACGGGCGTGATACTCCACTCGGTGTGTCTCTTTACCAGACCATCACGAATGGTCGTATCGATCTTCCGACCAACCGTCCGGACCTTGTGACGGTTTATGTTGGGAAGACATGGCGCGATGCTTCTTCTCGTCCTCCTGTGACCGTCTTGTCGGTGGATTCTGCCACCAACACGTTCGTATTGGCGAACCCTGTTCCGGCAGATTACCAGGCATTTGCCACATTCTGGTACAACCGAATCGAGGATGACACCATTACGGCGACGGTTGTGACTCCTGGACCTAGCGGTTCCGGGCAGTTTACTCTGTCTTCTCAAATCCAGAATAACGCGCCGCTCTTTGGGATCCGTTTCGGAACCAAGAATGCATTGCCGCAAATCGTTCAGTGGCCTTCTGGGTCGGAAACGGTTCCGGACGCTATCACTTACGGCGGGACTCCGGTGCCTGAGACGGTTACTGTCACGTTCAGTAACACGTTGGATCCTGCTACGCATGCATCGGTGTCTAACGGTTCTCCGAGCCCGTACGATATTTACGAGGCATCACGCATTTTCGGTGGCGTGATTGTCGATGGAAATCCTTCGGTTTCTGTCGATCTCAGCACAGCTTACCCTGCAGAGCTGCTTTCACAGCCCATCGACAATCCTAGCGCTCTCGTATTCCTCACCACGGATTATCTTGTAATCCGTGTTGATGGGATCGT